CTCCCGGTCCAGAAGTTCAAGCTCAAGATCAACGGCAAGGAAGTTGAGTTCACGCAAGAAGAACTCATTGCCCGTGCCCAGAAAGTCGAGTCCGCCGACCAGTATCTGGCCGACGCGGCTCGTCAGCGCCGGGAAGCAGTTCCGGCAGAGCCAGTCCCGGCTGGCCCCACTGCTGCTGAACTCCAGCGGCAGCGGGACGAAGAAGACCGCGCGATTGTCCGCGCGATACAAATGGGCACGGAAGAGGAAGCCCTTCAAGCTGTTCGCAGCTTGGAGGCGCGCAGAGCAGGTCCATCCGTCACGGCGGACGACATGTCTCGGGCCATCGATGAACGCCTCGCTTTCAATGAAGCCATCTCGAAGTTTCGCACTGACTATGCGGACATCGCGAGGGATCCAATGCTGAACAGCCTCGCCCAACAGCGGGACAATCAGCTGATTGCCGAAGGGGACTCACGTTCCTACGCTGAGCGGTACGAGCAGATCGGCAAGGAGCTTCGCGCTTGGAAAGAAAGTCTTGTTCCTGCCCCGCAGGTCAAGGCTCCCGTGGATACCGGCATGGAAGCGAAGGCGGCAAAGAAAGCCGCCGCGCCCACCGTGCCGATCGCTGCGACCAAGAAGGTCCAACAGGTCAAGCCTGACGAAGACGATGGCGAAGAAGATGCGTCCTCTGTGATCGCCAACATCGCGAAAGCTCGCGGCGGTCCGCAGTGGATGAAAGCCTAGGAGATCGAAATGGCAGGTCAGGTATGGGCGGTCAACTCGCTCGGCGGGTTCATGTACTCGCGTCAGTTGAGCAACGTGCTTCGCATGGCGGTTCAGCCGCTGGTGAAGTTCCGGCAATTCGCGGACGTTCGCGATGCGTCGCAACAAGGCAAGAAGAAGGGTGACATCTTCACGTGGGATGTCTTCTCGGACGTCGCGCAAGCCGGTGGTGTGCTGGCCGAAACCAACACGATGCCGGAAACCAACTTCACCATCGTGCAGGGCACCCTGACGGTGACGGAAGCGGGCAACTCGGTGCCGTACTCGGGCAAGCTGGACAACCTGTCCAAGTTCCCGGTCATGGAACTGATCCAGAAGGTGCTGAAGAACGACGCGGTCAAGACCTTCGACCGGCTGGCATGGGTGCAGTTCAACCAGACCCCGCTGCGCGCCATCCCCACGGGCGGCACGGACACGGCAGCGATCACCCTGTTCACTGGCGGCACCGTCACCGGCACGAACTCCATCGCCTACGGCAACGCCCACGCGAAGTCGGTCGTCGACCTGATGAAGGAACGGAACATTCCGGCCTACCTCGGCGACGACTACTATGCGCTGGCATGGCCCACGACGCTGCGTTCGTTCAAGAACAACCTCGAAACGATCCACCAGTACTCGGACACCGGGTTCAAGTTGATCATGAACGGCGAAATCGGCCGCTACGAGAACGTTCGCTACGTCGAGCAGACCAACATCGCGAAGGGGTCCGGCACTGACGGCATCACCCAGACCGTGTGGGTCAACGGCAAGTCGGACTGGATGTTCTTCTTCGGCAACGACACCGTCGCCGAGGCCATCGCGGTTCCCGAGGAGATGCGCGGCAAGATCCCGAGCGACTACGGTCGTTCCAAGGGTGTCGCGTGGTACTACCTCGGCGGCTTCGGCATCGTTCACACTCTCGCTGCGAACGCTCGCATCGTGAAGTGGGATTCACTCGCTTAAGGAGAAGAGATCATGGCCATCAAGAACATGGCGTACGACCATCCGGCGTACCTCGCGGTCATTCCGCATCCCGCTGGCACCCTCACGGGCGCGGCTGGCTTGAGCACGAAATTTGCAGCGTTCACCGCGATGCAAGTCAAGAGCATCACGCTTGCCGCACTCGTGCTGAGCACCGGGGCCGACATCGTCAGCATCGTGAAAGTGACCGGCACTGCGGGCACCAACACGACCACCACGACTCAGGTCTATGGTACGCACGGCTCCGGCGCGTATCTCAGCAACCTGACTCCGGCTCTTCCGGCCTCCCAAGTCTCGCTCCAACAGGGCGATACGTGGTGGGTGCAGAAGGGGGCTGACGCTACCACCACGTTCGCGGCGAGCGTCGAGTTGGCGATTGTGCCGCTCGCGAACGTCACGGCCTAAGGAGCATCAACATGGCAACGAACAGCACCAAGAAACAGTTCAACCGCATCGCGGACAACCTGCCCGCAGACGTCACGCGGACCTCCAAGGGTCCGCACACGCGGAACTACGGCGGCGAAAGTGCCGGTCAGATGCGCGGCAACTCGATGCCCGAGAAGTTCGCTGATCCCTTGGGCGAAGTGAGCGCTCAGATCACCGGCATCGAAGGTCTGCACAACGACATCGGCGAGCAGTCGGGGTTCATCACCACGGGGTATCTGGACAAACAGTCCACGCCCTACGGTGAGGCGGCGAAGTTCAACTTCCTGCCGCCTGGCATGAACATCAGCAACCAAGAGAACGCTGAGATTCATGACATGAAGCTGGTCAAGTTGGTGGCCGAGTCGTACCCCGGCGACGGCTGGTCCCCCGCGCCGCGTGACATGCCCGAGTGATCCTTGGCACTTCGTGAGTGAGTAGACCTGCGGGGGCCGAGTGCCCCCGCACTTCCATCAAGGAGAAAAGCGTGCGGAACCCACTGCAAGAGAAAATCCAGATCACCGTCCCGACCAAGGACGCCGAGCCCGCCGAAGGCTGGGCCAGTTTCGAGTCCTCGCGTGACTCGCAGGCAGATGTGCCCAGCTTCAAGGGGCGCACCAATCAGGACTTGGACGGCAACAAATTCAACATGATGCCACCGGGCATGGAAATCGACAACCAGTGCTCGACGGAAATCAACCCGCAACCCTTTGTGATGTCGGGGCAACTCGATGTGTCCAAGGACGTGAACCCACAGGCGTTCGCCGAAGGATTCACAAAGCGTGAGCAGAAGGGCACCGACGATCAGTACACTGGCGAACACGTCGACCAGTTCTACGGCGACGCGGGCGGCTTCGTCGAGCGGAACAACTACCTCGACCGGATCTAGTCCGTGGCTGGCCTGCCCCTCAGCGCGTACGTTCACCGCTCCATTCTGACCGCCCCTGACGGGACGCAGACAGAGGGGGTGAATTACGTCGCCACCACGGTCTGGGATACTGGAAGCCTGCAATGGGTCAAGGCAGTTCAGGCTAGTGGCGGTGGCGGCGGCGGCGCTGTCACGGTAGCTGACGGGGCAGACGTAACGCAAGGGGCCATCGCTGATGCTGCGGTGTACGGCGACAGTGCGGGTACATTATCCGCCAAGCTGCGCGGCCTAATCGCGATATTTAGACAGCGCGGCACCGCGATGGCCGCAGCCACGGCATCTGTAACCGGGGTGGACTCGACCATCGTGGCGGCGAACGCCAGCCGGAAGATGCTGCTGATCGCGAATGTCGGGGTGAACACACTATTCATCGGCGACGGGGCCGCAGCAGTGAGCAATAAGGGCATCTATACCCCGGTTCCACTTGGCAGATGGACGAATACACGTTCACCACCGCTGCGATTCATGCCATAAGCGCCGCAGGGACCACGGCGTCGATTCAGGAGTATCAGTAACGTGGGTATCTCCAGTGTGACGCTACCGGCTGGCTCAGGCCAGATGATCCAATATAACTTTAACGGCTCGTTCGCGGCGGAATCGCAGTTCAAGTACTTCGGTGGCGGGACGTCACTGCTCACTTTGGACGGCTTGCAATTTGCGGGTTCGAGCACCCCGATACTTATAAACGTGAGCACTGGAAAGGGGCTCACCGTCAAGGCTGGTGGGAATATCGTAACCTCGGGGGGCACGCTGACTTTATCCGGCGGGGATGGATCCCCCGGAGGCCCGACAGCTATCACGGGTGGTGGTGCGGGCGCGGGCGGCGGCGCGGGCGGTGGAGTAACCATAACGGGTGGGGTGGGGTCTGCTACGTCATCTGGCGGTGTAACCATCACTGGCGGGTCTGCGACATCAACCATGACGGCTGGCGCCGTGTCAATGACCGGTGGCGCGGCTAATGTCATCGGAGCGGCGGCTAGCGTCATTGGTGGTGCCAGTACGACTGGCGCGGGAGGAGCAGTAAACCTCAGCGGTGGGAATTCTGCTGCCACGGTAGGCGGAGCTCTGATTGCTGCGGGTGGCATTGGCGTCACTGCGGGCGGGAAGGTGCAGTTCGCCGGTGGTAACGTCGCCTCTGTCGCCGGGACCGGCGGTAACATCGAGTTTTATGCTGGTGGTAACACGGGATCTGGTGGCGTGGGCGGTGATGTTCTCTTTGTTCTAGGCGGGGGAAACGCCACGGTAACTCCCGGGTA